AGAATGCAATCAAACTCTTTGAACTCTCTCCACATCAGAATTTTCTCAAAGGTTTTCTGCAGGTATTCACTCTTGCCATTGTCATGATTGCCAAGAATCAGACGCTTACGACCACGCAGACGAGAAAGCATCTCATGACCTTTACCGAAGTAAACGTCACCAAGATGATAGACTATGTCATTGTCTTTGACAGTTTTGTTCCAACACTCAACCATATGCTCATTCATATGATGAACATCGTGAAACTCGCGCAAAGGCTGTTCCTTGTCATCGACGAACTTGAGAATGTTCTCATGCCCGAAGTGAGTGTCACTAATTACAAAAATATTTCTCATGTACTTTCCCATGCCCAGTTAACAACAATCCAATCATCAAGACAATCATGAAAGGAGTAGTTTTCATCTACGTGTTCTTTACCAAACTTTTTGCACATTTGCTGGTACCAATGTGGCCAGTAATTATGTAGTATTTCATCTTCTGATATAACTCTCACATATCCACCCTCCTCATCAGCCAATGGACTTTCTGGATCATACTCATTGTAACAGAAGTATCTCATATCATTTTCCTGCTAGCATTATCATCTGCAAATAACAGACTCTATGTTTGAATGAACGCTCGTTATTCCACTCATAAACAACTAATTTTGGACGCTGTTGTTCTTTTTTCTCTAACTTTATATCTAATTCATCTGGTAGCAAAACACCAATCCGCCGCAATGCTTTATGGGGATTATGCTCCAGACCTCTCAATAGTTCTTTATCGAACCAGCAGCGAGAAAGAACAGCGCCAAGGTAATCCATAACACGTTCTTTAATGTCTGCTTTGTTAATAACAGTTTCTATTGGAGGATCTTGTTCTACATATTCTTGATACGTATTACTCAGTACTATTTGTCTCGTGTAAGTTAGGGCTGGAAGGTTTACCATTTTTGGCCTCAATTTCATCCTCTCCAGGATGAATGGTAAGTGTTGCTTCTCTTAGTCTATAACCCCTGTCATACCAAGCTTGTATTCTGCTTGGGCGTTCGATGTCCGCTACTTCGTGCCCAAGCTTTCTATACCATGCTTCGCCAGCAGTGGGAGCAAATGTCCAGTATCCGAGTTTCCACGCCGCATCACCAGGAGGAACAATCACGAATCCTTTAATATGCTTTTGTATCATTTAAATCCCTCGAACATATTTTTATTAAACTTTTGTTTAGGTTTACCTCGCTCGTTATCTTCACTACCGAACTTTGAATTATCGAATACAGATTTATTCATGTTAGGACCATCAAGAATATCATCTTGAGCTGATTGTTCTACGTCATATAAACGCATCTTGCTGCGATCCACCCCAAGAACAAACCTACGATTAAACCCAGGATCACCATATCGATTTTTAAGTTGCTGAACCAGAATTTGATTCTGTTCTTGAAGCTTCTCGTTTGAGATAAGTCCAAACATAAAATCAGCTGTGGCTGGGAGTCCAAAGGATTCCGACGTATCTTCCAGACCCAAGTCGCTGCTCGCATATCCACTTCGAGTTGTTTGAGTCGCAGAGACGACAGGAACATTGAACTCAACTGCCAACCCTCGAAGCTCTTCTGCGATTGCTTTGACAAGGGTATATGAATTGACGTTGGCTCCATGTTTAATCCTCGATGACATACAAATATTCAGATAATCGATGTAGATAATATCTGGTACAAAGCTTTTCTTTAGTTTCATTTCGTTAAGCAGATGCCTGAAATTGGCACTACCAGCACAGGCTGTAGGATATTCCTTGATAACAAGCTTGCCAGTTGTTTTACCTTTAACACGAGCAATCTTTTTGTCATATATATCTTTAGGAATAAGTTTCAACTCATCAAGTGGAATATCTAACAGATTAGCATCGATACGCTCGGCGATACGTTCCTCTGCCATTTCAAGGGTAATATAAAGAACATTCAATCCCTTGAGCATATTACTGGCAGCGCAGTGACACATAAACAGCGATTTACCTACGCCAGTGCCTGCTAGAGCAATGTTGAGCGTTTTCTTAGGCAACCCGCCTTGTGTGATCTTGTTAAAGTATTCGAGATCGAATGGCACTCTAACTTCTTTGGTGTGGTAGAACTCATAGCGTGAATCCGCATCTTCAATGAAGTCATGACCAATATGTGTGTCAAACGATACAGCAAGTGCATCGGAGAGTATCTGAGGAATCGCCCCTTTTGAGGTTTTCCCAGAGCTATCATCAAGAATCCCGATCGACGCCATGATCGCATTATAGACTGCTTTGTCCTGACAAAATTTCTCTGTCTGGTCCAAGAGCCAATCAATTTTGGTTTCTTTGTCTGCCGCGAGCGCAACTATTAAATCCCTAGATTGTTTAAAAGTCTCTTCGCTGATACCATCTTTGTTCGATAAATCAATAGCAAGAGCTTCTTTAGAAGGGAATGCATTATACTTGTCTACATATTCTTTAATGAGTCGGAATATCGTTTTTTGATCCTGCGAAGTGAAATATTCCTCTTTGAGAAAGGGTATGCACTTTCGACTGTATTCTTCATTGTATACCAGATTCCCAAGAATCGCATTTTCAATCGCCAGTGCCATTTATTCTCCCATACATCTTTCGCAAATTTCGCCATTCGTGGCGTCCCAACTTGCACCTTGGGTCTTAGTGGTGCCGTATACCCAAGAAGTTTAGACATTTATTACTCCATCTGGATAAAGGATACCCATGGTGTAATTTTCAGCTGCATCCTCAACGAAATGGATGCTTTTGTCAGGATAAGCCACTGATTCAGTATACTTGTCATTGAGGTAAAAGTCAATGAAGTAGTAGCAAGCCTTCATATCAACATTAACAATTGCTTTACGAGACCTGTCATCACTATAATATTCAGATATCGGTTTCCAAGTTGTCATCTTCGCTCTCCATGATAGCGCCAGTAGCCATTTTATATTTATTTTCGATATATTTTGCAAAGTCTGTATCAGTAAACATATCCATCCAGAACTTCTTGTTGTCTACAATATCACCAGAACGCATGCTTGGTTGACGAACCTCACCAGTTTCCTTATCTACTGTAGCATACCAGCCATTCTTAGGCTTAACGATATAACCGCCATCAAGTGCAACATCAAGCAAGCCAGACCAGCGATTGATACCACCTTCAAAAGAAACGGTGATTGGGATCTTCGACTTCTCCCTAACATAGCGAGACTTTTCCACATTGATGACAAAATGGTAACCTGAAATGCCATCGCTGTCCTTCTCCTGTTGACGACCAAGGATCCAGATGTTATCCGATCCGTAGTAAGAGCCAGTACCGCCCCCGACAATATCCTTCGGGAACATACCAATTTCCTTGTATGTATGATTAATCACAACCATAGGAATATCCTTGAGAGACAGATGAGGTGTAATCATACGAAACAGTGACTTCAACTGCTTGGCGCGAGTCATATCAGCAACACTCTTACCATCAAGAGCATCTTCGACTTCCTTCTTTGAAGCAAGGTTGCCGATAGAGTCAATAACAATCATTACCTGATCATCTCGACTCAATTCCTTAATCTGCTGCATAATATCAAATTTTAACTCTTCAACATCTGTGATCGGTGTATGAACCACAGAATCGAAAGGAATATTAAACGTTTGAAAATAAGACTGAGGAGTACCAAACTCAGAATCATAAAACAGGATGATACCATCAGGATACTTTTTTAGGAACGAGGAAGCAAGTAGCAAGGCAAAGCCAGTTTTAAAATGTTTCGATGGACCAGCCAACATAGTTAATCCAGGAGTAATGCCACCATCAACTGACCCAGACAACGCAACATTGATCATGGGAACAGAAGTTGGAATCATATCCTTCTTGGTAAAGATCTTACTATCTGTAAGTGTGGAAGTCAAATCAATCGTGGAATTCTTAATCAATCTATCTTTAAGCGACATTCTTTTCTCCTAAAACGGCATCGTCAATTTTAAGTATACTACTTTCCTTCGGTTTTGTCAAGCGTTTTATTTCCCCAAGTCCATGGTTAGCTGCAATAAGAAGGACAACAGCAAGAGGGTCAAAAACAAGGACCAAAAGAATAATGACCATACGAACAGCTCTTTCAAGCTGTTCGGATCCAGCAGAAGAGTAAACCATCTCTGCAATATATTTGAGCGGTCCGACTTCTGCTTCGAGTTTTTTAATTCCTGATTGGAGTCCAACTCTTTCTGTGGTGGCATTGGAAATATCTTTGACATATTCTGCCTTTTTCTTAATCAGACTGTCTCTTGTTTTTCTCTGTTTGTCAGCAGCCTGTAGAGAGTTTGATGCTTGACCTTTTTCTGTTAGTTTTGTAATAGCTGCATCAATTTGAGCTATCTGTTTATCTGTGTCAGCGATTGACTGTTTCAAATAATCTATTTTTTGATCTAATATCTGAACCTGATCAGCTGATCCTGTGTTGATGTTTAATGTCTGTTCAATATGTGCTTTTGATAAGAAACCAAATATACCCATGCTTGATATGAACATTAAAACAATAACAGCTCCAGTCAAATATGACTTTAACAAAAATGGACATGTATTCCAGTTACGATACAACCATGATGCTGATACCAGTTTACCTAATTCTAAAGCAATACCCATAATAACAACAGCAACAAACGCTGAAGAAAAAATAGCAGTAAGTCCTAATATTGAATAATACGCTGACACTCCTGAAACTGCCAGCGCAACCACCAATGCTATGTAATTGATCATTCTTTCATTACGTAGTCATCTATCTTTTTGATAAACGCTTTAATTTTTTCTGCACGGTCTGGCCAAAGAATGTATTCCTTGTCTGGATCTTTAGCTAGATTGTTAAGCAATGGCATAACCATATTTCTAAGACCATGAAGCCTATCTGTAAGTTCATTGGCTGTTTGTACAACAACTTGTGTTTGTTCTTCAACCTTTTTCTTTAAAAACTCTTCATGCTTCTTTAGCTCTTGTTCTGAAACAAGACTAAACCCGAAATCATCTTCAAATGAACTCATGAGAAAAACTCCTCTAATGTTGATCGTTGCTCAACCTCCCAACCAATTACCTCAGTAATCGACTTCAAAGGTTCAAGAAATGCTTTGTTGAACTGTATGTCTCTGTCGATATACTTATCTAATTTCATATCAAGAGGTAGCTGGTCGGCATTGGCAATGACAGTATCTCGAATAGGATTAGGAAGCTTTAGATATGCGAACTTGATTTTATCGCCGTCAGAGATCGGATTAAGAAAAGATAGCTTCCTTTCTGAGACAATTTTATTGAAAAGCAAAGCAGACTTTACTTGTATTGGCGTTCCTTTTTTATAAATTGATGCGCTGTCTCTGTATTCCTTGAGGTTTTTAACGCCACGAGGAAATGCCACATCTTCAAATGGGAGTGTCATAAACTCGACACGGAAGTCAGCAATGAACTTTTGTAATGACACTTCATCGCTATTCATAATAATTTCAAAACACTTTTTCAATGTTTCGCGGCAAGCAGCAGGTGTTGATGATCTTACTGACTCAATGCCTTGCACTTTCAGTTTCGGCTTATCATATTGCACACCCTCGACATTCCAAGCATTGAGGATATACATCTTCTTTGCCTTCCAGATGCCCTTGTTGGCAATAGTTTCACGCTTCATCTGCATTTTTTGTTGATATGCATTCATCATACCAGCCAGCTCATCATAAGATGCATCAATATATGGCTGAATTTTTTTCTCGCAAAACTGATCAATCAACTTAACAGCTTCAATTTCATTACTACCATTAGGTATCAACCTATCAAATGTAACATAAATCGAGTCTGTATCAGATGCAATAATATAATCAACGCCAGTTGTTTTACATACCCTGTTCATATATTCGTTCATCTTACGTTCAATCCAACGAATAGACAACTGACCAGACATGGTAATCGCTTCAGCATTATTAAAGCTGAACCAACGGAAATATCTATTACCCAATGCGCCGTAAGCTGAGTTCAGCTGAATTTTCTTGGCCATCTGCATATTATGATAACGAGCAATCAACATTTCATCTTCACGAGAATGCGTTTGTTCATATCGTTTCTTGGCTTCGATCATTTTCTTTTTATATTCAACACGATCATTATACATTTTTTCCATAAGCGCAGGAAGAAACCCCTGTTTATCTTTGCGATAGATGCAACCATTAGCTGCCATCGCATGTTCACAGTTATGTTTCATATTTCCTGACACTAAGTTATCTAATGTATTCATAGATGGAAGTCGAACAATAAATGTCTCTGGGCTGATATTATACTGCATAATCAGGTGAGGGTACAGACTGTTCAAGTCAAAAGATACAACCCACTTACTAAGACCAGGCTTAACTTCCTTAACGTGACCACCAACCAATTCAAACTCTTCCTTAGAGGGTTTAAATTGAGGAATAACAATGCGACGATCAAGCAGATAGTTGTGAATGATTACATCCCATGGACGTACAGTCGTCATGGTATCATTATAGTTTACCTTGGCATCATATGCCAATGCCATCACCTGCTCAATGAACTTGAGTTTTTCCTCAAGCTTATCAACAAGCACGCAGTCATGGATGTTGTATTCAATAAACTTCTGAAAGTTATTTTTGTACAATTCTAACAGATTACCATACTCAGAGTAATCAATTTTTTTCTCACCCAGTTCTACCTGGGCAATATAATCTAGCTTATATGATTCCTGATTACCAAAGCTGAACTTACGGTACAATTGATAGTAATCCAATACAGCAATACCAACTGGATTGTAGCTCTGGTTTTTCTTACCCTTGAACTCTACCTCGCGTTCATCAAGGAGTTTCCAAGGCGACAAACGTTTTGCTTCAGCATCACCAAGCAGGTTTTTGATTCTATTAACAGTATATGGAATGTCAAAGAACTCAATGTTCCACCCAGTTACAATGTCTGGTTTCCAACTGTCATGATTCCATACCTGTAAAAACTTAGCAAGTAACTCATGTTCATTTTTACAACGGATATACTTGATGTCTGGTGTATGCTCAACATATTCACCACATCCAAACACAATGCTCTTACCATTTTTACGCAGTGTAATAGCAGTTATCTCTTTGTCTGCCTTCTGAATGTTAGGGAACCCCTCATCAGCTGCGCACTCAATGTCGATACTGACAATAGACACAAGAGATGGATCATACTGAATTTCTCCAGGATATGCATCATAGAGATATGTGTATGTGAATGCGGTAAGTCCGTAGATGTCCATGTTCGTGACTCCCTCATACTTCTCCATGAAGTCTTTGGCATCACCAATTGAGTCGAACGACATTTTATCTACGGACTTACCGTCTAGTGTTCTGTAGAATCCATCCTGCTTAGGAAGGAACATGTATGGTTTATAACTTACCACATGAGCTACACGCTTACCATTCTCATAACCACGAACATAGATCTTATCGCCTCGTTGTTGTGCATGCGTGTAAAACTTCATAATAACTCCTAATAAAAAAGGGTATAATGGAAATTATACCCTTGGATATAGTAAATGTCAAGCAAATACTTTAAGTGCTTCATGATAAAGCTCTTTACGCTCTTCAAGTCCAATAGTACCACCATTGATTTTTTTACTAACAGTAGCAACGTCATCCTTGTCTGCCCAATCATTAAGATCATGCTGATCCCAGAACCAAGCAGCTGACATGATTGCACCTTCTGGCGTTTCTAACCAATCAGGATTATTGATCAAGTCAACTTCAAGATCATTACCACAAGCAGTGTAGTTTGACTTACCAGTTAACTGAATTGCTCCACGGCCACGGAAGCGATAACCGTCGCCAGAATCTTCATTGCCATTGCCCATACGGCTTGCGTATACACGGTTAGCGATTTTTTCAGGAGTATTATAATCTTCAGGATCTACATCCCTAAAATACTTTGGGAAAATTTGAAGCAAACGAGCAGGCTTGTAGTTTAGATTTTCATGAAGCTTTGTCAATCCACCAGATTCGTGTCCTACCTGAGCAAGAAACATAGACAAACGCTGTGGTGTATTGATTTCGAAATCTTCAATTACCTGATTGATTGGTTCTACAAACTTTTCCAAAACGAAATCGTCTGTATCTTCGAAAAAATTGCATAATTGTTCTAATGTAATTTGCATTTATTTCTCCTTATTGATAAATGTAAACGTATTTTGTAAGTTTAAATTCTTTCACAATATCCATAGCAAGCTTTCTTGACTT